GTTCCAGTGGATCATCTGGCCACGTCACGAGCGGATTGTGCTCGCGGAAAATGTTGGCGAGCAGAGTAGTTTTCAATACCCAGGTGACTGGGCCTGCGAGCACCCATGCGCGGGGCGCTTGTAGAGCGGCGGGGAGCTACGGCGTCAAAGAAACGGGTTCGACCACAACGAATACCATTTGAGGTTTTCGTAATCGTGGAGGAACTCCGCTACTAAGACCGCATCACCGTCCTCTCTTTGCTCGACGGAATACTTGTCCATGATTCCGGACCAGCGGGCGCCGCAATGGTCGACGGTGATAAACACGCCCCGGCCTTCGCCGCGGTCGATGCGGCCCTGATGGTCATGAATCCAGAGTGCGGCCGGTGAGTCGGCGGGCAGCTCGATGCGGCCGGGGCCGGTGTCGTTGGAGATAAAGGAGAACTGGGCGGAACGTTCGTCGCCGACGACGTGCTGCAGCTCCCATTCCGCATTCCACAGACGCACAAGTGGGCGGGCTTTGCGGGTGTTGTCTTCCTGTTTACGCAGCGATCGGGTGGCTTCCCAGATCGCGGTATGCGTCAACGTCATGAGCCGGCACCCCGCTCCAGGCCCCACGGCCGAGACCAGCGCTGCGGAACCCGCAACTGCACCGAACCTCCACCGGAGATCGCCACCGGCAGTGACGTTGCCGGAGTGTAGGGCGGTATCGGAAACTCGAAGAACGTCCCGGCCAACTGCGCGAGCAGGTTGGTGTTGGAGGCATCGCGGAACATCAGTTCGTTCCGGTCGAGGTCGATGACCGCTCCCCCATTGGCTTCGGTGATCGTGATGCCCGAAACGGTGCGGTTGGATGCCACGATCCGTTCACCCGGACCACCTGACCAGGAATAGTCGGGCAGGGTGTAGGTGCCCGGAGTGAGAATCCACTTGTGGTAGGCGATCTGATCGGTGAGGTTCTGCACGGTCACATTGCCGGTGCTGGAGCGTGATGAGGTGTAGTCGTCCTCATACCAGAACGGTTGGCCGGCGCGTAGCGGGAAGATCACGTTGCCGAACTGCTGCATCTGCGGATCCAGCTCGGAGTCGAACTGCGGCGCTTCCGACATCAGCACATCAAGTTTCCGGATCCCGGAGATCTCGGTTTCGACCTCGATCACGGTCGGTTCATAGTTGGCATCCCACGGGTCTTCTTCGTAGTCGAAGATATTGCGGAATTCCGACTCGTTGAACTCCCACGAGGTTGCGGTGTCCTTGATGTGAAATCCGAGTTGCAGATCGCGGTGCAAGAACTTTTTGGACCGCTGCGTAGAGCCAACTTGAAAGGCGCCGGTCTTCCACGTGGTCTGCACGGGGGCGTCGTAGAGGCCGGTGACTTGGCCTTTAGCCAGCCAGACTCCTTCGGCGCCGGCTTGATCGCCGTGCACATGAAACACGGTGGAGCCCTTGACGATGCGGATCGCAGTGATACCAGGGTTGGTCATGGGCGGCCTGCGTATCGCATCATGGCCAGTTTCTGCTTCGATTCGATCTTGGCGGCAACCTCATCAGGGTTCATGCCGTAAATGGTGTCGATCTTGACCAGCGGGGCATCGCGGCCGCCGGGTTGCAGATTGCCGAGAGCATCCCACTGTTTTTGGGTCAGGATCTTCTCGGGACGGGTCGAGGCGTTCAACGCCAGATCTCCGGGGCGCAGGATGCCGCCCTGGTCGTAGATGCGGATCGCGCCGCCTTTGGCCCACGATCCTCCGCCACCACCACCGCCGGCACCGCTGGGATTACTGCCGTCGATGCGCAGCTGGAACGGATCATAAAATCCAGGATCGCCCTGTTGGATCAGTCCCTGTGTGGGAGCCAGCGGCTGTGGTCCATCTGGGGTCGCCAACGGTGCTTCCGGTGATGCTGGCGAAGGCGCTACTGGCTGGCCAGGAATCTGGAACTGGTTTCCGCCCTGCGGATTGAACGCTTTCTGAATAGCCTGCGACCCCATCTTCTCCAAAGTCGTTGTCGCGGCCTGCATCATCACCTGCGGGGCGAATGCTGTGTAGTCGTATCCGAGCCAGCGGGGGGCGCCGAACGGCATCATTTGGGCGATCAGCGAGTCAGCGCCGATCGAGGCCAACTGGAATCCGTAGCTTGATAGCCGTTTACCGACGTTGGCGGCGGTCTGAATGCCCCACGATGCTGCGGCACCCGCGGCAGGGCCAGCGATCGCGCCGGCACCACCCGTACCGGCCGCTGCACCGGCCGTTGCCGCCGCCGAGATCGCGGTTTGTGCAAGCGATGCACCGGTGTCGATGAGCCCGGACACGATGTCGTTGCCCATGTTGAGCACACTGGCCAACGATGATGTTCCGGCCACACCGGTGTTAGCGGCAGCGGTCGGAAGGAAGCCGCCGGCCCTGGTGAACTCATCTAAGAAGTTCGGTGGCGTGTTTTTCTGGTTGTAGGCGGCGATGCCCTGATCGCGGGATCGCTGAGCCTGATCGACCGCCGCCTGTGCCTGCAGCTTTTGGGAATATGAGGCGTCTTCGGGCAGGTTCGCCAGCTGCAACTGTGCCAGCTTGAGCTGGTCGGTGCTGTCGAGGATTTGGTTTTCCACCGACCGATCCGGCGGGGTTCCACCCGAAGCGATGATCGGATAGTCCTGGGCGAGCTGGGTGGCGTTGCGCAAAGCCTGGCTGAGGTTGATTTGCGCCTGAAGTTTCTGCTGATCGGTGGCATCAGCGTTATTCATGACTTCGTTGTATTGCGCCTGCGCAATCTCGGAGGCCTTCTGCGCATCCGCCAGCTGATTCTGGGTGTCCTGAATGACACTGGGATCAACCGGGCCGCCGGGGGCGAAACCGGGAATCAGACCTGATTGCAGCGCATTCCGGAACGCATACACACCGTTTTGTCCGCCCAGTTTTTTCACATCGGAGGCGGTCAGGACATGCTCACCGTTGGACAGCATGGCGGGTATTGAATCCGAGGTGGCGGTTCCGGCTCCCCATACATGTCCACCGGTGGTGTAACGCTTGTAGTAATGCTTGTTGAAGCGAGGGTCATCCCAGGCTCCAGCGTTGCCTACACCCTTGTTAGCAGCAGTCGCGTCTGAACCCCAGTTGATCTTTGTTCCGTCAGGCAGGGTGGCTTGCATGTGCCCACCGCCGGGAGCGTTCGGATCGTTGAAATATCCGACCTGAAATGAACCCGGGACGGGTTGATCAGTAGGAACAAATCCGCGTTCGGCAAGCCATTGATCGGCGTTACCAGTTGCAAGTGAACGACCAGTTGTCGGCCGGCCTTCGATGATGGCGATCAGGTCCTCGATGGCGCTTGTGCAGTCACCGATTCCTTGAGTGAGGTCACCAACTCCAGGTTCAGAGATGTAGCGGCCAGCCTGAACTCGGCCGAGAATGGCTTGATCTCCGGGATACGATCCGGGCCGTGCCCCGGGCCGCATCGGGCCAGCATTGAAGGGCGCTGATCCGGCACCTGTGCCGACTGGGTTGAGTCCTTGTGGGCCGCCGATCGTGGGCGCTCCACCGGGTGCTGCAGCTGCCGGTCCGCCTGGGATCTGGGCTGAACTGGCTCCAGGAGCCATCGGGCCGGGATTGAACGGGGCTGCCGGAGGTGCAGCATTCGCGGTGGCCGGTCCAAGACCGAGGACTTCGCGGACTTTATCGACCATTTCCCCGAGTTTTTTGAACTGCTGAGCAAACCAGCCGTTCTCCCCGAACACGGACTCAAATTTTTTCTTCACCGTGTCGAAGACATCTTCAAGTTTGGTTTTGACCGTGCCTAGTTTGGTCGTGACTGAGGTCCAGGTGTTGGCGATCCAGTTACCGGCATCGACACCGAACTGCTTGGCGCGGGAGAATAATTCGGTAATCTTGCTGATCTTGTCGCCGGTCCACTTCGCGGCGTCACCGGCTTTGGTGAACACGTTGCGGATGTCGTCGCGGTGCTCGGCCACCCACTTGCCGGCGGTATCGAGCTTGCCGGTCAGAGTGGTCACACCATCGATAGCGCCGCGCAGCGGATCGTTGGAGTCGTTCGGGTTTCCGAAGATGGCGCCGAGAATGTTGGCACCCAGGCGGGCGATCGAGGCTTTCAGGTTCCCGACTGCACCGTCGAAGGTTTTACCCATCTGCTTGGACAGGCCACCGTTCTTGCCCCACTGGGCTTCGACAGCTTTCTGCACCTCGGCCATGCCGACTTTGCCCTTTTCGATGTTCTTCTGCAGGGTTTTGTCGTCCCAGTTGAACGTGTCTTTCAGGGCAGCACGCAGATTGACGCCGTTTTCGGAAAGCTGCATGAGTTCTTCACCCATGAGTTTTCCCTTGGACAGGATCTGAGAGAAAATCAGGTCGATCTGGCCGAATCCGGCCTGCCCGCCAGTCGAGGCCGCCGCGTCGGCGATGTCCTGGACGTACTGGTTGAGTTCCTTGCCCGGTTTGATGCCGGCGGCCAGCGCCCGGGGCACGGCCTGGAAGGCTTCATCGAGGGAGATCGGGGTTCCTTCAACGACTTTCTTGATGTCGTCGGTGACCCGTTGGATCTCCTGCGGGGACAGCTTCAGCGAGAGCTGAACCTGGGCGCGTTGGATGGTTTTGAGTCGATCCAGGCCGGCGGACAGGATGCCGCCGACAGCGAAGATGGAACCCACACCGGTCAGGCTGGCTGCTCCGATGATGGCTTTCTTCAACGCGCCACCGATTGCGGCGCCAGCCTTGACCGCCCACCGCACCCCGGCGAGTTCCATCGGTGCGAAAATCAGGGAGCTGATGCGTCCGGCCGCCATGTGCTGGCGGATTCCGGCGAGCATGTTGGAGCCCATCGCATTGCCGACTGCACGACCAGACGTTCCTACCCCGCGCAGCGCACCATCGACCTGCTTTTTGATGTCGTCGGTACGGACGTTCAGAGAGATGTAGGCGGTTGCGAGCTGCACACCGTTAGCCACGCTGCCTCCTCTTCCTGACTGCTTCCTTGCGGGCGTTCAATTCGTCAATGTCCTTCACTGCAATTTCGACGTCTTCGGGGAACTTCACTGGTGTGGGGGCCTTGCCCTGGCCGCCGCCGCGCTGCCAGTTCGCCCCTTCCCCGGCGTACAAAATGCCGGCCAACAGTTGCAGCTCCGGGGTGACCCACCACGAGTTCGGTTTCCGCGCCCGGTAATAGGCGGACTCGGCGACCGGGGGCATCCACTTGAGGAAATGGTGGAAATCACGCCAGGTCAGCGACCGGCCGATGTCGGCGCGGGTCCAGCCCCGTGAGATGAGATCGAAATTGATGGCCTCCCCATGCTCACGTAGCTCTATGAGGAGGCTGCGGATTCCCCCAACGTGACCGTCGACTGCGCCCGCCACGTGTTGAGAAGCTCATCCAACGCTCCGGTGGGAAGGTCCTCAAACCAGCCGTATTCCTCATCGGTGACCACATGCTTGAGCATCGCTAAAGCGATTGAGCGAGACCGCTTGCGCAGCGGTAGCGGCTTTTCTTCAGCGAACGGTGCCAACGCTTCCAGGGTCTTCGTGTCTGGAGCTGATACCAGATCCTGAGATTGGCCCTGCTTCATCGTGCGCTTGACCACCACACCAAGGTCGATCAGTTTCTTTTTGGCGTCATCGAGCAGCGGTTCCCAGTTGATCTCTGTACCGACTTCTGTGGCGCTGAGATCATTGGCGACGGCCAGGATCTGCTGCTCGACGTCCTGGGCTTCCAGGTCACGCATGATGGCGTCGAACTGGTCTTCAGGAATGTAGTCGAACCGGGGAATCTGCACGGTGACCGGTTTGCGGCCCTTGACCGGGATGGTGAAGGGAATCTTGGTGCGTTCGTCGTCGTATCCGGACAGCACGACAGGTTTCATGGGGACGGCCTTTCACTTCTGATGGGTTGGACGGCACTTCACGTTGTGGGGCTTCCCAGCGGGTGGCAGGCCGTCCCAGGTTCACCACCCGCTGGGAAGGCTTTAGCTGCCGGGTGTGTAGTCGAAGTAGGTGGCGACTGCGGCATCACCCGACGCCGGCTTGTACACGTCGACGGTCAGGTCGTACATCGCCATGTCCTTGTGGCTGTACTTGACGTCGCCCAGTTCGGTGACCAGGCCCTCGCGGATGACGATGCGGCCGGCGCGGTCACCGTCGACGAAGTCGATGACGAACGACTGGCGGCTCAGCTGCAGCGAGGAATGCTCGACGGCGATGGTGTCGCCGGTCTCGGTGACGTTGTCGTCGCCGTAGACGACCTTGAGCACGTTCGCCGAGGATTCGAGCAGAGCGAACTTGACCGTCTCGGTGTAGTCGTCCTGGGTGGTCTTGACGGTTTCGCCGCCCCACGCCTTGTGGCGGGTGACGTTGCGCTGAATGGAGTTCGTGACGCCGTCCTCCGAGACCCAGCCGAGGTCGACGAACGCGACGTTGAGCGACTCGGTGGCGGTGGTCGGCAGAGTGGTGCCGAGCGGTGCAGCGTAGACAGCGGCTCCGTCGGCGGGGATTGTTGCGGCCCAGATGTTTCCGGAATCGGCCATGATTATTTGCCCTCCTAGGCATGATGGGACGGCCTGGAAGGTTGTCTATGAAGTTAGGTATTCAGTTAGCTTTGATCGCCAGATCGCCGGTGAACTGCCACCGCTCATAATCAAGAAGATCTGGATGCGGGTAGTCGGTCGGGCCTGACTCGTTATCCCAGCCGCGCACGAACGCTTCCCCGACTGTTGTCCCGGCGGCGTTACGCAGCGCAGCGCGGGAGGTGTTACACATTGCTTCGACCTGGCCGACGTCCTTGGCGAAGCATTCGACGAGGATGCGGGCGATGTCGGTGACGATCTGCTCCTGGCCGCCGCCGATCCGCGAGACTTTCACGAACCGGTCAGGGCGGACATGGGCAGGCATTTTCGCTGAGACGAACGCGTACTCGCCGAAGGCTTCGGACAGCACGGTGATGGCGGTCAGCACTGCCGGTTTGGCGGTGGGCCAGATGTGCATTATTTGGCCTGATCCAACACTTTGAGCAGCGTGTTATGCACGGCGTTGGACCGTTTAGCGTGGGTGGAGGCGGTGTAAATGTTGACGAACCAGCGCCCCTGCGGCTTGCGTTTGCCCTGAAATGAGGACATCCGATAGCCCTGGCCTTCGCGCAGGGTCTCGTTGGCGGCGTTGAGTACTCGCCGGCCGCGGCGCTCAAGTTCGGCGATGACTTGCGGTGACCGGCGCAGCTCGTAGAACGCCCGGTTGTTCCATTTAATGTTCATCGACGAACTCCACGAGAATCCATTGCCCGTCGGCGAAGACACCCAGCAGTTCGGTGCGGTCCCAGATGCACAGGTTGTTGTACTCCTCCTCGGTGGAAAAGCGGCTGCCGTCCGGGAAGTCGTGTTTGGCTTTCTGGGTGTGAACGCGGATCACTCGTCCTCCACACCTAGGGTCGGCGGGGCTTCGGTCGAGGGATCGGTGTTGACGCCGAACGCGGCCCGCGACGATGCGGTCCGGTAGGGGTTGAGCGCCAGTTTCTGCTGCGCGGTCAGCCACGGCCCGATCGAGGTGGACGTGTCTACCCCGACCTTGGCGGCCAGGGTTTCGCGTTGCACGTTGTAGCCGTTGCTGACGCCGTAGTCGGCGGAGTTCACCGCCGGCTTCAGCAGTACCGCGGCGACCATTTCGGCGACCACGCGGGCGACCGGATCCGGCACCGGATCGGGGGTGTAGCGCAGATAGCCCACCACCCGATCCGATGCCGACTCCAGCAGCGTCGACACATCCTCCGACGACGTCAAAGCACGCCCGAGAGCGGCTTCGACGAGGTCTTCAGAAGCGAGCGCCATGACCGATTACGAACCGGCCGTGTAGTTGTACTTGACGAAGGCGTCGACGTCGTTGATGACGCAGCCGTACTCCGCCTCGGCGAGGATCGCGACCAGGTTGTTCTCGAACAGCGAGGTCAGGGTGCCGCCGATGGTGACAGCGGCCTCGGTGGACACCTTGTAGGAGATGCCGCCGACTGCGCCCCACACCAGCTGCGACCAGTCGCCGCCGTAGCCGACGATGCTTCCCGAGGCGACGTTGTCACCCAGGTAGGCGTTGCGACCGATGAGCCGGCCGGGGGTGATGGCGGCGGTGGTGTCGGCCAGCGGGGTGTCGACGAACAGCGGGCGGCCGGTGGTGTCGACAGCGCCGAGGAACACCGGCTCCACGACCCGGTCGAAGACGAAGCCGTTGCAGCGCTTGCCGTCGTTGACCAGAGCGGACAGGCCGGCGACCACGTCGCCGTAGGCGCCGCCGTTGCCCTGCGTGGTGTCACCGAAGTCGACGGTCTTGGTGGTGTCGTCGATGGCGTCGGCGAACGGCGAGCTGGTGCCGTGCAGGACCGCGTTGTCGAACGCGACCGCGAACGCCTCGGCGATGTCGTCGCGCAGGATCTGCATGTAGTTGCCCGGGTTGGCGCGCACGACCTCAGCGGAGACCACCGAGATGGCGGCGATCTTCTTGGGCTGGATCGACTTGAGGGCGATGCCCGACTCGGTGGTGGGCTTCTGCGCACCTTCCGACACCCAGGAGGCCGACGCCTTCGAGGTGCTGTAGGGGATCTCCTGGCCGTTGATGCCGAGCGGGATCTGGCGGGCCAGCTGCATGACCGAGGACATCTTGCGGGCCGCATCGAAATAGGGCTGAGCGATCGTCGGGTTCAGGAAGCCCGAGAAATCGCCGGTGACCGTTGCATTGGACTGAGTCACAGCAACGCTCCTTTCATATGAGGGTTATCCGGCTAGCGGATGTTGAGTTTTTGACGCAGCGCCGACTCCAGGTCGTCGCTGTTGAGCGCAGGCGCGCTCGGAACCTTGCCCTCCGCCGGCACATACAGCCCGTCCGCTTTGGCAGAGGTTCGGGCGGCAAGACGTTCAGCCTGGCGGGTCAGTGTTTCCTCATCGGTTCCGTTGAGGAACAGTTCAGCGTCTTCGTCGTTGATGCCGAACTTCGCGGCGATGCGCCATCGCAGCGCACCGGACTCGGCGGCCAGGGCTCGCGCTTCTGCTTCATCGGCGCGTTTCTTGGCCTTCTCGGCTTCGGAAAGTTGAGCTGATTCGATCTCATCGAGACGGGCCTTGAGGGCTTTGGCTTCCTTCTCGGCTGCGCTGGCGCGCCGCCGTTCGGCATCCAGAGCCTTCTTCCCGGCATCGCCCAGCTCGACAGACTCGCTCTGTACCGGCTCGGTTTCCGATGAGGTTTCGGTGGTGGTGTCTTCGGACAAGGGTTCCTCCATCGCGGAAGTGCAACCAACTAGCTCGCCTAGTTAGTGCCTTGCTGCCTCCAGGCAGCCAAGATTTGTTTCGGGTCGCCGGTTCCGGCGTTGGCCCGTGCTTTGAGGTATTCGTCGTTCCACCGCTGGACCAGATTCGCGGTGTCGGTGTCGAGGACATCGGCGACGCTTTGGGTGGCCCGGATTTCCACCGGGACGCAGTAGCAGTGGTCGTGGTATTTCTGGCCTCGTTTGCGGCTGGTGCGCCGCCGGCTAGACGAGACGAACTGGGCGGATTGCTTACTGGTGAAGGCGTCTTCGCCGGTGCGGCTGGCCAGGAGCCGGCAGAACGCGCACGCATTGGCCCGCGCTACCCGGATCCAGCGGGAGCGGGTTTGGTCGATGTTGAGGAAGGTGGTGTCGCGGGCTCCGTTGAACGCTGCCCGCTGCAGGGTTCCTTCCAGGCGGGATTTGCCGACCAGGCCGTCGCCGCCGAGCGCCCATTTGGCTGAGGCCACCAGTTTGTCGGTGAGGATTGGTTCGGCGACCCGGGCGACATAGGTGGATGTGGGGGCAGATTCCTCGAACCAGTTCGCGGCGATCTGCCCGGAGATCTGGTGATAGTTGTTGGCCAGCTCCGGGAATCCAGCGACCACGTAGTCGAAGAAGTCGATCGTGGACAGCGATTCGGCCGCCGCCCATAGGTTGTCAAGGTCGTTGGCGGCCAGCCGATTGACTTGATCGAGCAGGAAGCGGCGTTCAGCCGCCGAGACCGCCACCGGTCACCGTCTGATCAGGCTGTGCCACGGGGGCGGTTTGGGGCTGTGCGGGAAGCCGATTGAGCAGGCTGGTTACCGTGGAGCGGCGTTTGTCGGCGACCAGGCGCTCGATGTCGGTGCGGTCATAGCCGAACTGCTCCAACGCCACCTCAGACTCGGCAAGCCACGGCAGCACCGCGATCTGCTTGGCCATCGCATCCGCGGCGGCCGCCTTCGACGGCGTCGCCGGGTCACGCCACTTGGCGCGCAGCTTCAACAACTCCGCCGGCACCTCCGACAACCCGTTAGCCAGCATGAACGCGTTTCGCATCGCCCGACACCAGCCGACACCGAATACCCGGTCGGCGTGCTCGGCCTCGATGACCAGTTCTTCTTTGGAGGCATACAACGCCTCCGCCGACGACGGGTTGTCCTGAATGATGCCCAGGCTTGATACCGGTATTGAGGTTTCCCCGGCGAACAGGGTGGCGAACTGGCGCAACTGGTCGGTGTGCGGCTGCATGGTGGCCTGCGGGAACTGCCCGACTTCCGGTTTGAACGCCGGATCAATGTTGTCATCCAGGCTTGGGGGTTCGATGGTCCAGATGCGGCCCATGATGGCCTGCCAGCCTGAATCGGCGAACGCCTCCTGCGGGAAGTTCAGCGCCCACCGTTGCGGGGTGGTGTAGAACTCGGCCCCGATCTCCGATCGGACAACGGTGCGCAAAGCGGAATCGGTCAGCGACATCACCGGCCGGGAAATCCTCGAGGAACCGAACGGTTTGGCCAGCCGCGGCCGATACACCAACGGCTCGACCGGAACCCGGCCCAGATTGTGGTTGCGCTGGTCGATCGACCACGGATAGCCGACCGCATCGCGGGTCATCGTGATGACCCGATCCGGCAGATACATCACCATCTGCGTCGGGACACCATCGGAGCGGTCCACGATCGACAGCGCCGCCTTCAACGCCCGCTTGCGGTTGTCCCACAGGCCGGTAGCGCTGGTAGCGTCCCGGACGGTGATCAACACCGGCGGTTCGCCGGCGGTTTCGTCGCCGATCGTGGTGCAGATGAACGCACACGAATGGATCAGCGCCGAATCGTGGGCCATCGAGGCTTCGATGTCCATGTTGTTGGCATCCCACAGCTCGGAAATGCCCAAATCCTGCACCGACTGGTCCGGGATTACGAACCCGTCGAGGTTGCAGCGCCGGGACAGGGAGTCGACCGCTTTGGCCGGCCAGCCCAGCACCGATTCGAACGTCGAAAATCGGGGCGGAATCGAAATGTTCAGATTCCGCAGCGTGTATTTCGCGTCGTAGTAGTCCGCACGCAACTTGTTGCGCGGCATCCGCGCCTCAAGTTGGTTCAGCAGCTCGTCGAGAGTGTCCTGATCGTCAGAAGCCAGGCCGGGAATCTCAAGGAGTGCCATCAGGTCATCACCCGCACTCTCCTAGTATTGGAACTCGGCCGCGCACTGGTTGTCGCGCCGAACAGGGCCAACGTCGCGGCCACTATGGGATAAATCGAACTTGTCGGATCCGAACGGTCCAACGCCCAGCCACCCGCATCGCGGATCGGCCGGCGCCGCGCCCCCAAGATCGCCTCGGTCAGCTTCGGCTGCGCCGCATGCGACAACGACTCGGTCGCGATGCGGTTCTCCAGGAGCCCGCACGCTGCGGCCATATTCGCCGCGGTCGTCGTCACCACATGACATTTGCGGGCCTTCAACTCCGGCACCAACGACGCCGCCGGTGATGCCTGATCGATGACGATCGGAGTGCGCCGGCCAGCCCGCTCAATCAGCCACTCCACACACAACACCGGATCTGAACCGGCCCACACCTGTTCGATGTGCGCCGATTCTTCTTCGACCCAGCAGGCCCCGATCGAGATGTCGCGGCCGTGGGACATGTCCACACCCAACGCGTTGGGACGCACATCATCGGCGGGGCCGACATCGGCCAGCTGCTTCCACTTCGCCGCCGTGACCAGAGGTTTGTGTACCGAAATCTCATCCCACACGCCGAGGGCTTCCCGGCGGAACGAATCATCGGAGAGGTTCTTCTTCATCCGCAGCATCGCCCGCTCCGAGGTCCGGTTCGGGAAGCTCGGGTTGGCGCGCCGCCACTGCGCCCGATCTAACGGGTCCGCATTCGGATCCGCCGACAGCTCAATGTAGAGGGTTTCCTGGGACTCCCCCGACAAGGCTTCCTGGCGGGCCATCGTGAAGACCTCACCGGGATCCCGCGGCCTCGGCGGCGTCCCCGTCAAAATCGTCAACGGGTTGGTGGCCACGTTTTGGGAGGCCACCATGTCTTCCATGGCGGACTCGGTCAGGATCTGGGCCTCGTCGAAGACCAGGACGCCGACGTTGGCGAAACCACGACCGAAACCCGCCTCGCGGGCACCGAACATGATCCGCGACCCGTTAGCGAACAGCAGCGACTCATCACCACGGCCGCGCACCACCTGAGCAATATGAGGGCGCACCGCATCCTGATTCGCCAACCCGGCCATCGAGTTGAACGTCTCCTTGGCGGTCTTGACCCGGTGCGCGGTCCAGATCACCGTCAACCCCGGATTGAGCAGACACAACGCGAACGTCATCGCCGCGAACAGATACGTTTTACCGACCTGACGCGGAATGGACATCACCACCAGATCAGCGGCATACAAGCCATCGGCGCGTTTCCCGAGAATCAGTTTCCCGGCGCCGTCCTGCCACGAATCAAAACCCCACCCCAACCGTTGGCAGGTATCCCGCACCGCCGGCCACCCCGTCGCGACCACCCCGGCCGGGGCGACCACATGGCGGGCAACGTCAGACAGACGCAGCGTCGAAAGACTCGTCACCGGTATCCGCGATCACCGACCCGGCACCGCTGGTCTTCTGATCCAGCAGCCGAATCGACTTGTCCACATCACGCAACTCCGACACCAACCCCTTGATCGCGTGCGCTGGAATGTTGCCGTTGTCCAGCTCGCCGGCCAACCGGTCCCGCAATGCCAGCAGCAGAGCGCGTTCGGAGATATCGGCGGCGGCCTTGATGGTGTCGGGCAGGGCCTGGCGCTCGCCAGGCTCCACAGCCCGGAGTCGCTTCGGCACTGAGGTTCCTATCTTTTCGCGTTTTTTTGAATTAGGGGGGGCG